ATTACTATAAAGAATGTAAAACTAAATACCAATACACAAAACAACTATACTTATTATTTAAAGAAAAATATAAAAGCAAAGCCAGGGAAAAATATATTGAGTGCTTTAGCTTATTAAAATTAAGAACACAATGAGACAATTTAAACCATTAAAAAAAGACAAACCAAACAATAAACAAAAAGCTATAAAAAAAATACAAAAGCAAAGATTTATTGAAGAAGAAAGAAAACCCAGAGTTAAAAGAAATGGAGTATTAATAAAAATTAAATAACCCTAAATTATAAAAAATGGCACACGAACCACACGCATTTGAAAATCAAATATTCGATCATTATCGAACACAAGCAAAAGAAATCAACACAGCAATTGAATTATTAGTTAATCATAATTATACTGTTATTGACCTACAAGGAAAAATAATAAACAAAGACACTATTAATTTAGAAGATAAACCAGTTGTTTCACCAATAAGATATAATACAAGAAATCGAGAATGAAAAATTTAAAACCAATAGAAATTGCAGATAAACTAAAAGAATTATCTGGCATAGATGTTTTTGAAAATAAAAGAACAAATGAAATTGTAAAAATTAGATCTTTATTCTGTTATTTACTTAGGGATAAACTTGCAATGAGATGGACAGCTATTGCAGATTTTTTTATAAAGAATGGTAAACCTATGAACCACGCAACAGTTATCTATTCTATTAAAAACTATAATCTATATACTAAAACAGATAAAGAAATAAATGACCTTTGTGGAATGTTTACTTTTGATTCTGATCTTACTATTGATGAAGTAAATAAAATAAAATACTTAGAAAATAAAATAGATAAATTAGAACAAAAGATAAAATCTTTAAAATCTGATAATTCACTTTATAATAAAATTAAAAAAATACCTATTCAACGTGAAGAATATATTATAAGCAAAATTGATATATGGATAAAAGAATTTGAATGGAAGTCAAAACTTAAAGATTCATCAACTGTTTACGCTGGGGAATGAATCACTTAGATTTATTTAGTGGAATAGGCGGATTTAGTTTAGGATTAAAACAAGCTGGTATTCCTATTAAGAATAGTTACTTTTCAGAAATAGATAAATACGCAATTCAAGTATATCAAAATAATTTTAAAGAATCAAAATATGTCGGATCAGTTACAGATATTCAAGGAAACGAATTACCAAAAATTGACCTTATCACTTTCGGATCACCTTGCCAGGATTTTAGTTTGGCTGGAAAACGTAAAGGTATGCAAGGAAATAGAAGCTCCCTTATTAGTGAAGCAATACGACTCATTAGCCAATGCCGACCACGTTTTTTTATCTGGGAAAATGTTAAAGGAACATTCAGCTCAAACAATGGCAACGACTTTTGGTCAATTATCCAAACCTTTGCCAACATTGGGGGTTATCGACTTGAATGGCAATTGCTTAATACAAGTTGGTTTTTACCCCAAAATAGACAGAGAATCTACCTTGTCGGATATATTGGAAACGGAAGTGGACAACAAGTATTTCCTATCACAGAAAACAATCAAAAGATTAATGAAACAAGAACCAACCCAAATTGCCTTACAATTACAACAAGATACAGAGCAGCAACAAGTCAAGGAAGTTACATTGCTGAACGTAACAAAGTTTCACAAGAAATAGGGGATTATAGATATGATGAAGGTTTTAGATGGAGACAAGACAATAACAGTCCAACATTAACTTTAAAATCAAATGAAATATTATTAAAATCAGCTACTAAAGATGGTTACGAAATNGCAAATCCTGGTGATGCAATTAATTTATCAAATCCAAATTCTAAAACTCGCAGNGGTCGAGTAGGAAAAAAACAATCACAAACATTAGATACAGCTTGTAATATGGGAGTTTATACTGACAAGATTAGAAGATTAACACCAATAGAATGTGAACGATTACAAGGGTTTCCAGATAATTGGACACAAAAAGGAACTGATGGTTTGATTTCAGATTCACAAAGATATAAGATGTGTGGCAATGCTGTAACAGTAGATGTTGTTGAAGCTGTAGGTAAAAGAATTAAAAATGTAATATAATTACGTTATATAAAAAGATTGATTAAACAATAAAATATCAATTATGGATAAAAGAAAAACTAATGGTGGTGTAAGATCTGGAGCTGGAAGGCCAAGAAAAGCAGATGAAGAAAAGTTAATTGAAAAATTAGATACATTAATTGACAACAACAAAGTAATATCTAAACTTGGTGAAATGGTATTAAAAGGTGATAGTAGGGCAATGAGTTTATACTTTGGCTATCGTTATGGTAAACCAAAAGAATCAATTGATGTTTCTGCTGTGGATGGTTTTAATGTTAACTTTAAAGATCTAATAAACTTTAAGTGATTGGGTTTGACAATAAAATTAACATAAATAAAAAATACACACCACTTGGCAATTCAGATGCAAGGTACTTTATAATTACTGGTGGTCGTGGATCTGGTAAATCTTTTAGTATTAATCTTCTTTTGGTGCTTCTTACATACGAAGCTGGACACACAATACTATTTACAAGATACACATTAGCTTCTGCATATGTTTCTATAATACCAGAGTTTATTGAAAAACTTGAAATGTTAGATATCTTTAATGATTTCTATATAACTAAAGATGAAATAAGAAATAAGCTTTCTGGTTCTAAGATAATATTTAAAGGCATCAAAACATCAAGTGGGGATCAAACAGCTAATCTAAAGTCATTACAAGGTGTTACAACCTTTGTATTAGATGAAGCAGAAGAACTTACTAATGAAGATACATTTGATAAAATAGATTTGTCTGTAAGACAGATGAACCAACANAATAGGGTAATCTTAATTCTTAATCCAGTAACAAAAGACAATTGGATATACAATAGNTTTTTCCAGGACAAAGGTGTTCAAGAAGGATCTAACACAACCAAAGACAATGTTACATATATCCACACAACTTATTTAGACAACTTAGAAAATCTATCTAAAAGCTATTTAGAACAAATAGAAAACATTAAAAGAAGAAGGCCAGAAAAATATAAACATCAAATGCTTGGTGGCTGGTTGGATAAAGCTGAAGGTGTAATATTTACTAATTGGAAAATAGGTGAATTTAAAAAAGTAGGTGTTTCAGTATTTGGTCAAGATTATGGATTTAGTAATGATCCATCAACACTTGTTGAAACTAATATTGATTCAGTAAATAAGATTATCTATTTAAAAGAATGTTTTTATTTAGGTGGTTTGACTACATCACAAATTGCAGAACTTAATTTAAAATATGCTGGTAATGCTTTAATTATTGGTGATAGTGCCGAACCAAGATTAATATCAGAAATAAAAGCAAAAAATTGTAATATTAAAAAATCAATAAAAGGACAAGGATCGATAACCTATGGAATTAGTTTATTACAAGATTATGATTTAATCATCGAACCTAATAGTATTAATCTAATAAAAGAACTAAATAACTATTCTTGGTTGGAAAAGAAATCAAAAACACCTTGCGATCTCTGGAACCATATTTTAGATGGGGTTAGATATAGCGTTACATATCAGCTCCAAAATCCTAATCGTGGAAAATACTATATTAGATGAATTGTAAACAATGTTTAAAGCCAATGGTGTTTATTGGTTCTGCTCAAAATGGTTGGATGTGGTATTGTCGCACTTGTTTCAATATTAATTTTGCAGAAGAACAAAACAATCCTAAAAAGAATTATTAAACTTTTTGTTAATAATCCAATTATTTATTATATATTAGCATTATAATTAAAAACAAACAATATGACAATTAAAATATCAAAAACTAATACTGACAAAAAAGTTTCTTTCTTAAAATCTTGTAAAAATAATCTACGAATGATTTTTGAATTAAAAAAAGAAAAAGAAATGGCTTACGAAGTTAAATTGCTTAAAATGGCTATTGCTGATCCTTCAGTATGGTATTCAAGAATGGCAATAGAAAAATAATAACAATGGGAGTGTAACAGCTCCCTTTTAATTTTTAAAAATGGAAAAACAAGAAACATTAGAATTTATCAGATTTTGCATAGGTGGTTTAATTGCCTTTTGCATTATATTATTCTGCTTAACCTTTGCAATTATATTTTTATTTGCAAGTGTAGATATACTTCATCAAGCGTATAATCAT